TGGCTAACAGCTATGCAGATGATTCCAGAGCATTTGATTATCAAAATGCAGAACCACAGGTAATTCCTTTATTTGTTAAACTTAAAAATCCATTGGTTGTTGATGCTAAAGGTAAACATTGGAGAGAAACTGAAAGTGCAATTGATAAGGCTAAACGCGGAGGTTATGATGGTTTGGTAATTAGAAATTCAATCGATTATTACAACAAAAGTGATAATCAAAAACCGACAACCGTCGTTGCTTGGTTTAACAATACTCAAGCAAAGTCTGATTTGAGTTCTCCAATGCTTTCAAGAATTGATAAAAAACCAATTTCTGGAGCAGTACCAAATACCAGTTTTTCATTAACAGATCCACGCATTAGCTTTCAGCCGGCCGAAAAACTCCCTAACGGCCAAGCCTGGAGCACCGATAACAACTACCGCGTAATCCAAAAGGAAGGTGGCAAATTCCGCGTCTACGCTCCAACCGGCGCCATGATCGGCGTTGAGGATACCTTGGACAAATCGAAGAAGCTCATTGAAAAGAGGTCACGATAACCATGCTTGATCTCATCACAAATGCTCTCGGTGGCGGCGCACTCGGTGTTCTTTTGCGCATCGGCAACGGATTTTTTGAGAACTACAAGGCCGGCCAGGATCACAAACGGAAGCTCGAAGAGGCAAAGGCAATGGCTGAGATTGCGAGCGACAAAGCGAAGTGGGATGCGTTTACCGCGAGCCAGCAATCCGCAACGCCTCCCGACAACATCTCGCCGTGGGCTGCAAACACCATCACGTTGTTCCGCCCAGTCATAACGCTTCTCCTCCTTGTGCTTGTGACCATCGTTTTCTTTCGCGTCACGGTTTCCGAACAAGCCGACATGATCGACGAAATTCAGTTCTGCGCCTTCAACTGCATTGGGTGGTGGTTTGGCGATAGGATGACCCGCAAAAAATGAACGAGCACAAAGATCTCATGGAAATTGCCAAGGTGTGGAAAGAGACCGGATGGTTAACTGCTGTCATCGGTGGAGCTGGCATGACTGCTCGACTGCTGGCCAATCCGATTCAAGGTACACCGTGGGATAGCGTTCGCCGCATTCTCATGGCCGCTATTGTCTCGACTATCGCTTGGTTCATCGTCGAGCAGATCGAGGTCAGCTCGCTTGTTAAGGCCATTACTTACGGCGTGGCCGGCGTCATCTCTCCCGAGATTATCGACGGGCTAACAACTCTGGCGAAACGGTATTCCAAGAATCCAGGCAAGCTGATCAAGAAATGAACCCCAAGATCATTACCGCGGCGCTGGCCGCTGTCGTAGTTTGTTTTGCTGGCATCGGAACACTGACCGTAAAATCGGTCTCGGAAAACATTGCGGCAAGCGACCGAGAGTTTGCTTTGACGAGCAACGTCCTGAGTCCGCTTTTCGACATCTATGCACTCGAAATTGTGGACGGTCAGGCCAAGGCAAGCAAGGCGCTGATTGATCCCAAAGAATTTTGCGCGTCATTGACCAAGCTGGAAACTGAAGCCGAGCGATTAATTGCCGAATACAATCGGCATCCAGAATTGGTGGCGCAGCATAAGCTGGTTAAAGTATATCTCAAGAAAGCGCGTGAGATGTGTGACAAAAATCAGATCGAGGCGTTGAACTCATCGGCCATGACCGCTGAACTTTATGCGGTGATTGATCCAATGACCGAGTTAATCAACTCGCTGCTTTTGGAAAATTTATCTGTGTCGCGCAAATACAAGGACGCGGCTGATTCAGCTCTGATTAATTTTGAAAGGTTTGCCAGTGTGGCTGCTGGGTTGGGAATTGTTTTTGCCGTGGCACCTTGGATTGGTAATAAACCAAAAAGTGTGAAAAGAAAAATTAAGCGTTAATTATGTCCCACAAAGGCCAACGCTTCATTGTAGTCAGCGACAATCACGGCGACATGGCCGACGCTGCTAGTGTGGGTGCGCTCTGGTCTTTTATGAAAGACTGGAGGCCGGAACTCAGGGTACATGCAGGCGATGCGTTTGATCTAAGGAATTTACGCAAGGGCGCCAGCGACGACGAGAAGGCGGCATCGTTAGCAGAGGATTGGGAGATGGGCAGCGACTTCCTGCGACGATTTTTTGAGGGTGGTAAATCAAATCACTTTTTGCGCGGGAATCACGACGAACGCATCTACGACTTCCGCGGATCTGCAACCGGCGTGATGCGCGACTATGCCAACGACGGCATCAAGCAACTCGAGGCAACGGTCAAACGATGCAAAGCGAAGATGCTGCCATATGACAGCGATCTCGGAGTGCTTGAACTCGGCAAGCTCTCGGTGCTGCACGGATTCCACGCGGGAGTCGGAGCGTGTCGAACGCACGCGGCGATTTTCCGTAACTGCATATTTGGACACGTCCACACTATCGAGTCAGCTCCGGTGGCAGCGCGTGAGCCAGCAGAGGCTCGCAGCATCGGATGCCTTTGTCGAAAGGACATGGATTACATCAATAAAAAGACCGGCAAACTTCGATGGGCGCAGGGTTGGGCCTACGGTATTTTGTTTCCCGACGGCACCTATCAGCTTTTCCAGACCAGAAATATCAACGGTCAATTTTATGCCGCGTCAGAAGTCAAAACCTACAGCGCCTAACTGGGCGGTGGAATTGCGCTCGGTGTTGTCTGCTAAGACACGCGAGCCAAAGGGAGATAATTGGATGACGACGGAACAATTTTGCACCACGCTAAAAATTGCAAGGGGAACTGCTCTACAATATTTGCGCCGCGGCATCAAATCTGGCCATCTGGAAATGTTTCGAGGCACCGCAGTTTCTGCAGCGGGAATACGCATTCAAACTTGGTATCGTCCCATCACAAAAAAATAACTTGACGCTGGGTTTCTAGGCGCTCAACTTGGCGACTCAATGAAATACCTCGTAATCCTCGTCGCTCTGGCGGCGCCACTTAAGGCCGATCTCTGGCAGGCCATCTGCAAGGTCGAAAGCAACAATAACCCGAGAGCAATCGGTGATGGCGGTAAGGCTGTTGGAATCGCTCAGATCTGGCCCATCACCGTGAAGGATGCCAACAGGATCTCCAAAAAGAATTACACTTTAAACGACCGATATGATCCGATTAAATCGCGTGAAATGTTTGTTATCATTACTGAGCACTACGGCAAAGGTAAGTCTGATGAATTTAAGGCCCGCATCTGGAATGCCGGCGCATCACGTCCACACCTTGCCACGAAGTACTGGCTCAAAGTGAAGGCCGCTTTATGAACAGCCTCATCATCGCAGTCGATCCCGGTGCGTCTGGCGGCATTGCGTGGGACAACCACGGCGCAATTGGTGCTGCTGGCATGCCGGCCAGCGTCTGCGACACAATCGACCTGATGCGCGGCCTAGTCGTCGGCAATCCACACCCAGAGATCTGGATCGAGGACATCCCAAAATTTGTCGGTAAGGCAATTCCAGCGTCATCTGCCGCGGTGCTTTTCCGTAACTTTGGTTACATTGAAGGCGCCGCTACTGCGCTTGGGATTCGCGTCGTGCTCGTCAAACCGTACGACTGGCAGAAGCATTTTAAGCTCGGCACCAAAAAAGATTGCTCTGGCACCACCGAGTGGAAAAACAAGTTGAAGTCAGAAGCAGTTCGGCGTTTCCCAACACTCGACGTTACGCTTAAGACCGCTGATGCCTTGCTGATCTTGGATTACGCCAAGGCAGTTAATCCTACCAAATAAGAAAGGCGGCGCCAGCTTTACGCCAACGCCGCCCCCAATGAATCCCCGCTCGCAATAGAGCACATCACTTTTTCTCAGTCCAATGAATAACCCAACATACACAATCGCCACCTCTGGTGGCCAATCGCAACACATCGCGCTCCATGAGCAAGATGTCTATAACCGCATGAGCGATCCGCTCGCTGCCGTTGAACGCTTAGGAGAGATCATCGCCAGCTCTGGCATGTTTGGCTGCACTAAAGTCGAACAAGGCCAGGTGTTGGCCCTTCAGTGCATATCCGAAAAGAAGCCACCGCTCGAGTTGGCCAAGACCTACCACATGATCGAAGGCAAGCTCTCGATGCGTGCTGATGCCATGCTGGCCAAATTCCAGTTGAGTGGCGGCACCGTCAAGTGGACGCGCCGTGACGACAAGGTTGTCGAGGCCACATTCACACTCCGTGGCAACTCGCTGCCGTTCAGTGCCAAGCTCGAGGACTTTGTGACCAACGGCGTGGCCGTCTCACGCGATGGTAAGATGAAGGACAACTGGCGCAAATTTCCCCGACAGATGCTTACCGCCCGCGTGATCTCTGAGGCCGTGCGTCTCCTGGCGCCCGAGGTCGTATTCGGCGTCTACACGCCCGAGGAGATACAAGACTCCAACAACTCGGCGCCGGCTCAAGATCCCATCAAGGTCGAGCCAATCGTAGAGTCCTACGCTGACCAGCTTTCTCCGATCTTGATCGATCACGAACAGAGCGTTAATGCCTACCTCATTGCCAAAAAACAGATCACCGAGGGCCAGTCTTTTCGTGATGTCGCTCCCGACTTTGCCAAGAAGATCCTCAGCAACTCCAAAATGTTTCTCGAAGCCGTAAACTCTCAATCCAAATAATATGCACCAACTAGCTGTCACCCTCCTCACCGCAAAACTATATGCCTGCAACGCCTACGTCATTAACGATGAAGATGCATTCGAAAAAGCCTGCGACCAGTACGGCGAAGAGTTCGAGCATGTCATTGAACGAATTATGTTCGATGGCGAAAAGCCAGACATCCAAGCAATCTTCAAAGAAGCGAGCGCAGAAGTTGCCTCTTACGCATCGGACTCTTACAAGAATCCTGCAATTTGTGCGACTGTTTTACTTGGCCTTGAGCAAGCCATTGTGGCCCTTCTCGAAGCCGAGTACGAAGCCGCACCGCTCGGCTGGCAAAGCCGACTGATGCACATGGCAAAGTGCAGCGACGAACGTGTCTCCGAGTACGTTGAAATCCAAAACGAAGAATAATCCCACCCAATGAATCCCAACATCTACTACAATCTGTCCGCTGAAAATTATCATAAGTCAGACGGCATTTCCAAATCTGGTCTCGATCAGTTTCGTAAGAGTC